CAAAAAGAGGAAGGTAAAAACTGGACAGAGGTTAACAGGCTTCTAACCGTTGAACAGTACAAAGCCCATTTAGGCGGCACGCAAGGCCTTGGCATAATACCCGTTGATGATAAAGGCGAAGTAAAGTTCGGTGTCATAGACATAGACGTGTACGACACCGACTTCAACCAGTACATCAATGCTATAGAACAGCATAATCTGCCATTAGTGCCATTTAGGTCTAAGAGTGGCGGCCTACACATTTACATGTTCTTACAGCAGGCTACTAATGCAAAGGCCGTAATAGAAGTATTAAGCAAGCAGATAATACTGTTAGGCCTAGACCTATATGTAAAACGCAAACTTAACCGCATAATAGAGATATTCCCTAAGCAAGCAAAGCAAGAGGCAGGCAAGCAAGGCAGTTGGATCAACCTGCCATACTACAATACTGCGAACACACGACAGTGCGCGATTAAAGGTGGTCGCGACCTACCGTTAGACGCGGCCATATCTTATGCTAAAAGTAAGCGTGCGTCACTTGGCGAAATACGTAACTTAATGAACGAAGTGCCTAATTCTGACGGACCGCCTTGCTTACAGACTATCAACCTGTTTGGTGGTCCATCATCGGGTGGTGGCCGTAACAACTATCTATTCTCATTCGGTGTATACTTAAAGAAAAAAGAACCCGAGTTGTGGGAACAGCGCTTGTTTGAAATAAACGAGCGCATGGACGAACCACTTAAAGGCGAAGAACTAGAAGCAACTATTATAGCCTCGCTGCGTAAGACGTCATATACATACAAATGCATGGACGCGCCATGTGTAGACTTCTGTAGAAAGACACTATGCAAGACCAGAGACTTTGGCATAGGCAAAGAAGGTGGTTACTTTTCAGAACTGGAATACGGCCGCTTAGTGCAGATAAAGGCTAACGACCCATATTATGAATGGGAAGTAAAGATCATTGGTGCAGAGAAGTTTAGTGTGCTTAGATTCAAGACTGAGGCCGATATTATAGGTCAAGATATGTTCCTACGCTTATGCTTTCGTGAACTGCATGTATTGCCTGTCAAGATCAAACAGAGCGAGTGGTACAAAAAGATTAATGAGGCATTAGCTACTTTGTCAGTACAGAATGTAGAGCAAGAAGACGACACATCACCAATAGGCATGTTCAAGACACTATTTATAGCATTCCTGACCGATCGTGCTATGGCCCAGACCAAGGACCAGATAACATCAGGCAGAGTATACTTTGACAAGAAAGCCGATAAGTATTACTTCAGAACACAAGACTTGACAGAGTATCTGTTCGTTACTAAACTATTCAAGTATTATCTACCACAAGAGATACACGGCATGCTGCGCGACTTTAAGGCAGAGACAACGCGTATAAGCACAGAGAGTAGTAAGCAGGTGCGCGTCTATGCTATAGCACATGATGATGTGACAAGCATAGGCAGAATCAGAAGCGAACCATTTGTAGCAGAGTTTAAGAGTAAAGCCGACGAGTTCTAAGGAGGCAGTCCATGGACAATGAGGGATTCGATGCCGATCGGGTCAATACGACTATCCCGACAATTTGCGATCTCAACTCGATAGAAACAACGGGCGTCTATAACTATCTGCCGTTAGACGACAACGCGCCTATTCCGTCGGGCATAATCTGGAATGGGATAAAGGAAATAGAGCCAGGCCGCTACGAGCAGTCGCAAATAGGCTTCAACGGCAGCAAGTCGCCGTGCTACCTTCGCAGGAGGCGGCAGTGGTACAAAGACGGCACTAAGTCGGAATGGGTGAATATACCGCTGCCAGCTAAGATCGTGTTTGAGGACATGCCGTTCACGATAGCGCAGGAAGAGAGGATCAGGTCGATCATACGCGAGGAGATTGTCGGCTTTGGCATAAATACGGATCAATATCGCTAAACGCGGACGTTGGAGGAATACCGGTATGACCGACTCGCAGTTATTCGATCTTATGGACATGTTGGAAAAGATCGACGCCGACCCATACTCATATAGCGCCAATCGAGCGGAGAAGCTGAAGGTGCTGCGCGAGGCATTCCTCAAGCCGCGAGGGCTAGAGGTCCAGGACAACGGCGACTTTTTATCAAAGGAGGGGATAACGCCATGACACAAGACGAGAGGCAGACGATACGCAAGCAGGGAATCGCGGCCCGCGAATGGATGTTGGCGCTTCGTAACAACAGGTCGATGGATGCCGTAGAGGACTTGCTGGATATGCTCCGCCTCGACGCCTACGAGACGCCGAGCGCCGCGAAGGACGAGTGGGAAAAGGCCCATACATACGACGGCACCACACGCTGGGAGGCGAAGGACGCGAGGGAGCTGGTCTGGCAGATAGACGCGATATGTAACGCTCCCAGGGATCACTGGTACGATAGCCGAGTCGCGGAAGCCGCCGCCGAGATCGAGCGCTTCGTCGCGGCCCGCCTCGTAGCCCAAGAGGATCGGCATTGCCAGGAGATAGACCAAGCTGTCGCCTATGCCCTCGCCGAGCGAGCGCCATCGCCTCGGTTCCGCGAATGGGTTGAAAGCATAGCGAAGGATGACTATCCCGAAGGAACCAGAACCGCGTCCTTCACACGCATTCTGGATCAGCTCAATGGGGATAAGGCCGAAGAGCGAGCGCCATCGCCGAGCGCCTGTCGCTGGCACGAATCGGAATACTCATGGGACAGCGAGTGCGGACTATCGTGGGTACTTGAAGCAGACGACCCGGAAGCAAACGAGATGCACTACTGCCCGAAGTGCGGGCGTAAACTCGTCGCCGAGTCGCCCATGAGCACGGAGGAAACGAAATGAGCGAGTGGAGAGACTTCGGCTTTTTCGATACTGCAAGAAGGCCGTATAAGGTCGTAATGACGCGCGATGGGCCTTGGGTGTGTTATTGGCATCCAGAGAATAGGTGGGTAACGCTAAGACAAGTATCGCAAAATGATATCTGGTCCTTTACGGATCACATGACCGATGCGGAACTGGCGATCTACGACAAAGAATCCGAGCAGCGTAACCGCCTAGTGCCTTCCGGCACAGAGGCCAAGCCATGAGCGTGCCGTTTATGTGGATTGATGGTTCGTATTGGGTACGTGCCCGAAGCATGAGACAAATCCGACGGGCCAGAAGGCGGAGACTGTTGCTCTACACCGAAGGCGGCCTAGCGTGGATTATCCCCTGGTACTCATGGATAAAACGTATTGCGCGCAATAGGAGCAAGTCATGGATAACATAGCCGCCGCCCTCCAGCGCGCACAGGACGAGGCGCAGGATAATAAGTATTTACTTGAAGCCGCAGTAAGTGCTGGATTAGCAATGGCCCATCGCGCCGCGCAGGCCGAGGCCGCAGAGAGGGCAATGCGGGTGGCGTTGGGGAAGATCGACGAGAGTGATAAGCCCATCGAGGTGTTACTAGGTAAGCCTACAGCAGATCAGTTGATCGCACGCGCCGCCCTCCAGAGCCAGTCAATGTGCCCGAAGTGTGACTACAGTCTTAATTCAAACGAATGTAAGGCTAGCCATGAATAACGTTACCAAGATATTTGGCGCACCTGGCTGCGGCAAGACGCACCGTTTAATGCGGGTCTTAACTGACGTACTAAAGGTCTGCCAACCTGAGCGCGTTGCCTTCGTGTCTTTCACTAAAAAAGGTACATATGAGGGTGTAGAGCGTGCTAAAGCACAGTTCGGTTTCAAAGAGGTTCAACTACCATTCTTCCGTACTCTACACTCTATAGCGTTCAGGGCAGGAGAATACAGTAGGCATAGTATGATAAGTCGGCAGGATTATCGAGAGTTCTCCGACGCTATGGGCATGAAGTTCACAGGCTACTATACCGAAGAGTTCTATAACAACGACGACCGCTATCTATTTATGCATTTCATGCGTCACAACAACCCTAAGACAGCCGATAAGTACTTAGACGATATAAGTGTTAGAACATTAGACGATGTAGCAACAAACTATCAACGCTTCAAGGCACAGATGGGCGTACATGACTTCACTGATATAATCGAGCGCTTCATACAAGCAGGCGAGCCGTTGCCTGTTGACTACGCCATTATAGACGAGGCACAGGACCTGACTACGCTGCAGTGGCAAATGTGTGATGTTGCTTTTCCTAGCTGTAAACGTGTATATGTAGCAGGCGATGACGATCAAGCTATTTATGAATGGTCAGGCGCAGACGTTGACTACTTCTTAAAACTAAAAGCTGATGAGACAGAGATACTGCACCAGAGTTATAGACTCAAAGCTAACGTACTGAGCGTAGCTAAGCATATCAGCGGCCAGATCGGTGTTAGGGTAGACAAAGAGTTCAAGCCTGATGAACGCGAAGATGCAGGCGAAGTACACTACTATAATGAACTGAACGACGTGCAACTAACCGATGGCACATGGTACTTCTTGAGTCGTAACAACTGGTACCTTTCAATGTACAGAGAGTACTTGAGAGCCAGGGCCCGTGTGTTCATCGATAAGGATGGGCTATCGTTCGATCAGCGGCAGGTAGATGCTATTAATATCTTCGAAGCTGCTAGGAAGTGCGGCAAACTTACCGACACTGACGAGATTAAGCTACGCTCACATATAGCAGGCAAAATAGATTTGACTAAACCATGGTTTGAGTGTATGAACTTTGGCAATGATATAATAGCTTACTATAGAGACCTAGTTAAGAACCATACAGACCTAAAAGACCGGTCAATAACAGTCGACACGATACATGGCGTCAAGGGCGGTGAAGCTGATAATGTAGTGCTGCTATTAAATTGCACTAAAGCCGTAAAGACTAATATGGACCGTAATTTGGATGCCGAGTTGCGCTGCCTATACGTTGCTGTGACAAGGGCTAAGAAGAACCTGCACATAGTGTATTCATCATCGGTCAATAGCTACGACAAGTATATAAGGAGGCCAGAATGACCCGTCTCATACTTACTATAGTGTTTATTGGTATCCCACTAGGCTGCTTAATAGTAGTTACTGTTATAGAAGAAATAGAAATACGCCACGATATCAAGAGAAACGGTTGGTGGCCAGATTCGAGTACGTAAGGAGGCCAGAGTGAAAGAGAGTGACATACTCCGAGGCATCATTGATAAGAATGGTGCTAAGTACCAGATGGGCGTGTGCATAGAAGAGCTGGCCGAACTGACCAAGGAGTTGACTAAGCATCTTAGGGACAAAGGTAGCGAGATGCACACACTAGAGGAGGTAGCAGACGTAGAAGTGTGTTTGGCTCAATTAAAACTAATGTTCCGAGACGCGCAGGACAAGGTCAACATGTTCAAACGCTATAAACTAGAGCGCCTCAGAAAACTATACTTAGAAGGAGTAGAGAAGTGAAACAACTAGAGTTATTTGACGAATTGCCGCCAGTAACTGTGCGCGTCTTCGCGCACACTTCAAGCGAGGCACTTCGAACTCAGTGCATAGCTAAAGGTCTAAGCGGCAACGCATTAGACTTTGCCTGCCACTTCTTCGAAGTGGCTCTAGACGTGCAGTTCAATCCAATTACTGGCGAACTAGTAAAGTGTGAGGTAATAATATGAGCAAGAAACCTGAAGGTAAGTACGAACCGACTTTAATCTACACGTCGCTGATTAAGTTGGTTGCTAAGCGTCGACGCTATGGCATCAATAAACACGGGTCAAGCGAGGACTGGCGAACGACGACGCCTACGCAGCATCACGATGCCATGCTGCGCCACTTACTTGCTGATATAGACGGCGAAACTTGCGACGAAAATGGTGACGACCATCTAGTTGCGCTCGTCTGCACAGCGATGTTCGAGATAGAACGCAGGCATGGCGGTGTGCATAAGATTGTAGAACGCAAGCGACAATGAATAAGTCGTTCATTGATCCTATAGATTATGCCTGAGAGCATAGAATATCATTAGGGATAGGCCGAAAGTCTTTAGGATCAATGATACTGAACCCTGGAGAATATCATTATGGATTTTCTTATCCGCGATCCACAACCAGACACCTTAGAAGAGCTTGAAGAGCCAGAACCAATAGTAGATATGTCCAACAGGAAGCTCTGTCCCTGTGGTCGTATGTTCACGCCTTATCGATCTTTCCAACGCTACCACAATGATGCATGCAGAGTCAAGTTCGAGGCCAAGCGGCCATCACGGTATATCAAGAAGGTTATCGTGACCAAGACGTGTCCACAATGTGGAAAGGAGTTCAAAAGCAGTGATGGTAAGAAAGTGTACTGCACTCATGCATGCTATCTCCTGCATGAAGTGGAAAGGCACGTTGCAGCTGAAGAACGGGTCTGTCTACATTGTGGCACCAAGTTCACAACTACTCACTGGTCTAAGCGATACTGTTCAAGCGAATGTAGGAGGGCCGCACGATGACAATCAGTATTCTAGGCAAGCCCTATCGAGTGGAACTACTTGATGAGACCCAGACTGGCGGCAACATGGGGAATGCTAACCGAGGCCTGCAGAAGATCAATGTGTGCAAGACCATTGGTCGTGAACAGCAGCAGGATACACTATTGCATGAGATACTGCATATCATTGACGGCGAACTGAAGGTCGGCCTAACCGAGGACGATGTAGCACGCTTGGCTGTCGGTCTGTACTCCGCTGGGTATATTCACCCGATACTGTTAACCGAGGAAGACTTCTAATGCCAGACACCCGTAAAGTAATAATACACTATACAACTGCCAATAGTGTTAGTTGGCAGCATACGAAGTGTGGTAGACACTTTCGTGACTTCAGAATGGTGGCTACTACAGACGCGTCAACAGTGACGTGTAAACACTGCCTAAGGATGTTGTATGGAACCAGTAAAGTACCCCGACCTTAGCGGCGAGACCGTCATAGCCTTCGATACCGAGACCCGGGACCCTAACCTTGAGGACCTGGGTCCCGGAGTCTATAGGCGTGACGTGGACGGGTCGCGGTTGCTTGGCTGCTCACTGGCCAACGGTCGAGGATTCTCTGAGTACTACAACCTAGGCCACTATGACTGTGGAAGTGAAGAACGAACTCGCAATATCCGGTACCTTAAGGAACAACTGGGCAACAGTGTGCCCAAACTGGGCCAATCGATCATGTACGACATTGACTGGCTCGAGAACGGTGGTTACGATATCAAGGTCGAGGGCAAGTTAGGCGCCATTGACATAGCCGAGGCATTGCTGAACGAGACTCAACACGAGTACAACATGGAGTTTATGGGTCGTAAATATCTGGGAAGGGGCAAGGAGAGGGAATTACCTGAGGACTTCTGTGATGCCAACAACTTGAAGGGCGATTTCAGAAAGTGGCTCTGGAAGATGCCGTATAGTGTAGTAAGAGAGTATGCCAAGGGCGATGCATCATTGCCTATTGACATCTTCAATATACAGCAACCGATGCTTGCCGAGCAGGAAATGATGGAGCTGTTCGACCTAGAGTGTGAGTTGATACGCGTCCTAGTACTGATGCGTAAGACCGGTATAAGGGTCGATACTGATAAGCGTGATAGGAATGGACTAATGGTCCAGGGTATGATTGAGGAGAGAGAGGGCAAGTTATTTAGCAAATACGGCCAGTTCAACTATAATAGTTCACAGCAGATAGCTAGGATACTTGACAAGGAAGGCATTGAGTACCCGTTGACTGAGCCTAAGAAGGCGGCCGATGGACACATGACTAAGGGCGGCAATCCCGCTATCAATGCGTACTTCTTCAAGCGGTATTCCGAATCGATCCCGCTAGTTGCTGAGTTGGCTGCCTTACGCCAGGCTCGTCACCACCTTGACACGTTCATCATGGGGTCCCATGTCAAGTTCGTCGGTCCTGATGGTCTAATTCATGCACAATTCTTCAACATGCGTAATGACACACTCGGAGCTTTGAAGGGCACTAGGTCTGGTAGACTGTCAGGTGCTAATCCTAATTTGCAGCAGCAACCTTCAAAGGGCGTTGATGAGTTCTGGGGCCAACTATGTCGAGAGGACTTCATACCTTTTGAGAACTGCTGGTGGGGTAAGTGCGACTACTCTCAAATAGAGTACCGGTTCATGGCCCACTTCGCTGTAGGTCCGGGATCGGACGAACTGCGAAGGGCATACAATGAAAACCCGATGCAGGACTATCATCAGTTTATACAGGACCTAACTGGGCTTAAACGGCGTTATGCCAAGAACCTAAACTTCGGTGTAGCCTTTGGCATGGGCGCCGACCACATGGCCGAGTTGTTCGGATGGGACGTGGAATATGCTAGGGAGATAATCAGGGTCTACCACGAGAAAGCACCATATATCAAGAGCACTATTGACTTAGTTCAGAAGCGCGCCATACAACGTGGCTATATCAAGACCTTCCTTAAACGTCGATCGCACCTACTAGACCCTAAGAAGGCATACACCATGTACTGCCGACTAATGCAGGGGTCGGCCGCCGACCTAATGAAGAAGTCAATGGTCGAGAACTACCATGCGGGTATCTTCGACGTACTCTATCCTCATGCTACTGTGCACGATGAACTCGATGTATCAATACCGAAGACCAAGGTAGGGATCGATGCATTCAGAGAAATGCAGCGAATCATGGAAGGCGCCCTGACCCTAAGAGTACCAGTCAAGGCTGAGCCAGAGATAGGCGACAACTGGGCAGATATCCTGCCAATGTTTGACAGTGCAGAAGACCTAGAGAAAGAGTGCGGGGCAGAGAATACAAAGAGAATGGAGAAGGGTAAGGGACTAGTAGAGGTCAAGGACGTAGGACGCGTATGGTCGGAGTTGTATAAGGAGGTAGTATGAAACATAAAGACTGGGGAATGACTCAGCGTGAAGGTAGTCATACTATGTTAGCTACAGCAATAACAGCAGAACTAGGCATCAAGCGTAACTATGCTGTCAAAGTGGCACAGATCGAAGTATTACTCGATCAGCGTGTGAGGGCATACTTACGTGCGAAGTGAAGCCGACGTGCGGGGCGCCTTTAATCGCGCATTACATGCCAACAATGTGACAGGCCAACCGATAGAATCGCCATTAACCGGCGTTGGAATACCTGACGAGTTTGTACGCACAACTAAACGTGATGCTTGGATAGAGTTTAAGTACACGCGTCAAGCTGATATGCCTTATACAGTTACTTATGAAGATGGTCAGTTTAGTTGGCTTACACGACACTGGAAGTTAGGCGGAATTGCTATACTTGCTGTATGGTTTCCGTCTGGTCTTTATATGTGGCTTAACGAACGCATTCAATTAAGTTATGCTACGTTTGACTGTGACCTACATATGACCAGTATAAGTGGGCGTAGATTCATAGACTGGTTAGACGGCATTCATTAAGTGGATTAATGAGCCTATAGATTAGGCCCTCGGACATATAATATGCCGTCCGAGGGCCTGGAAGTCTTTAGGATCAATGATACCGAATCCTAACGGGAATCAGCAACCCTTCCGACCGCCTTTCTTCTTCGTTCCTTTCTTCATGGTGACTCCTTAGGCCTTAGTAGCGAAGGCCGTTACTATGATGCCGATGGCGGAGAACACGAGGCCTACCACCTTGACGATTTCGTCCACGCTTCCGCCGCCAAAGAACACGGCGACCGTGCCCACGATGATCGCGCCGAAACCACCGTACTTGAGAACCTTCTTGTTCATATACACTCCTTACCCCGTAGGGTTATAGCCTATAGCATTCGAGCCGCGCGAATATTCACGAGCCGACCGATGGCCACCGAAGCCGAACCGGTAGCGGCATACGGATCGTAAATGACGGGCTTATCGCGGCCGAGCGTAAAGTGATTAAAGTCTACGCCTGAGCGGTGCCACGATCCCCATATTATGTCGGTCGGGTTCGCGATAAAGTCGGAGTGGAGCGCCCCGAGATATTTAACCTTTCCGACTCCGACGAAATCGTCTATAAGATTCTGAGCGTTGCCGACGAACATCTCCGTGTCCACGTCGGTGTCGCTATCGGATAACTCGCGCTTATAGAAGTCGATTACCGATTCGTGGGTAAAGGGGAGGTTGAATCGGTCGCTTAACGCTCGGAGGATCGATAGGAAGAAACACCCGCCGTGCGCGATGGCGGGGAACATTCCAAACTCGGGGTCAGTTTGATAAATCATGCTTTCACCGCCGCGAGAGCTTCCTTGAAGCCTTCTTGCCGCGCGAGGTTATTGCGCGCGGCCTTTACCTGACCGTTGACCTTCTCCCCTTCGGCGAGGCCCAATAGGACGTCCAGCGCTTCGTTCTGTGCGGGCTGCATCGCGCTAACGCCGCGCACGAGCGGGACTAACTCGGAAAGGGTCGCTGATAGTTGTTTAAGCATTTCGGTGTGCTCGGCTATCGGAGCTGGGCAGCCGGTCGCAGGGTAGGTCGGGGTATCCTCCGCCGTCAGCATTCCCTTCTCGAGCTTCAGCTTGAGGCCGTGCTGAATGGCGTAGAGGATTATCGCCGTCGCGGCTAGGCCCGTAACGCAGATGATTAGAACGTTGAGTGGGTTTTTTAAGAACTCCATGCTGTACTCCTTTATTTTCCTAGCGCCTTGGTGCCGTAATTCGTAACGAGTTCCATGACTTCGCGATAGCTGAATCTATTTACTATCGTAATATCATCAACAGAATAAAATCGGTTCATTATCTGTGGCTCTACGATTAGTCCTCGGTATTCAACCAATGCGTGCTTGCCTGACGGCGTAGTCGTTTCGATAACGTCAGACTCTGGCCCAAGCAAATAAACCAAGGCGGAAGAGAAGTCAAAGCAATCGCCCCCTCCATCGCGAAAGAACTCGCGTGGGGACTTTATTTCGTCGTATACTCCCGGAATATATTTTTGTGCAGCCACGAGCCGCCAAGATACTTCCAACTCGCCGTGGTTAATGGTGTAAGCTATTGGATTACAGTAAAATGGCGGCGTGCAAGCGACTGCTGCGGGCCATAATGCAATCAAGACCAAAAGTATACGCGCCATATCACCCGATCCTTCGTGCTGTTATCTTGGCCACTTGATCGGAGTGGTACGAAATATAATTGGCCGCATAGTTACTTTTGTATATTGCTTGGATTGTTGCCGGCGCAGTTAAAACATATCCCTTGGCTATGACGTGGCAGGGGGCATTAACGGTGACGCCGCTGACCGTCGAATCAACGCCTGATGTGTTGGAAATCGGAGTAGTGCCGTTGCCTATTGCAGCAGAGCATATTTTTGTGCCTGCTGCGTAAACCATGCAGTCTAGTTCGACGTCATAAACACCAGGTGCGAGCGTTCCGAGCGTCAAGCCACTACCAACGGCCGTCCATGCTCCAGTCGTGCTCGTGGCAACATTCGCAGTCTGATCCGACTTCACCACCGGCCCATTCGTCGCGACGACGAACCACGATGTTCCCGTATTCTCTAGCGTAACATAGTCCTCCATCGCGTAGAGTACAAAGGATGTTCCCGCGTATCCGCCTATTACATCACTACCCGCTCTATTTATCGTGACTGCGTTCGCGTCGCTCTGATACTTTTTTATTGTTATTCGGGTGCCTGCCTGCACGCCCGATATAGCTGGTAAGGCCACAGCTACAGCTCCACCAGAAGTTGCTATATACCACGTTCCCGTATTTGATCCCGCTGGTATAGTTATCGTTGCATTATACGCGGGGCCATTGCTACTCGGCTTCGGCGCGGGAGGCTGGCCGCCGTTGCCGTCGGACGCAGCAGTCCAATTCTTGTCCCATGCGCCCCAAGAGCCGGTCCAACTCCTCCAGTACATTTGATGCGGGGATGCTCCATGCTCCCAGTAAACCTGAATGGCGTTGTTTATATCTCGGCTTATCGTCAGCATGAACCCGAATACTCCGGTAGGAGTGTGCGTACACGAAGCATCAATAGAGAGTAGCGAGCCTATAGAGGTGGCTGATGTTCCGCCTAACCTAACTTGATCGAGATCAATTCCTGTTAAAAGCGTTGACGCCCCGATACCGTGCCCGCTCACCGTGTCGGCGTCGAATAGTGTGGCTGTTGAAGCATTGCCGGATATTTTTTTCCAACCAGTCCATATAGTGGCCTTGACATTAACTACGCATAACCCGGAACCGTCTTGGTAATAAGCTTTTACTACTTTAGTCGCTGCTCCGGTATATGCCACCTCATAGATAAACCAATTGCCAGGCGACGGGGAATCGGTTATCGTATTGCTAACGTATAACCCGCCGCCAGAAAACGCCGTGTCCATTGTGACCGCACCAGTGATCGACTTAGCCACAGTTCCAATGCCATACCCGCTCACCATGTCGGCGTCGAGACCGGAGCCTGGGCCGTCATTACTTGAATCCCAGAGCGTATGCCAGGCGCTCCATGTCGTCCCACTATAAAAATGCCGTACCTTGATAATAGTTGCATCAGAGGCAAAACGGCAGAAAGCGAGTTGATGTACCCATGAATTATTTTGCTCTGCCAGAACTAAAACAGAAGAACACCCCGTTCCGTTCGGGCCGTTCATCAAGCTGCCTGGGTCATAAAAGTTTCCTGTGGCCTTGTAGTTATCGAACGATCCGACCATCTGCGGCGAGTTGTTGACGCCAATCCCATACCCGCTCACCGTGTCGGCGTCGAGGCCGACATTTCGCACACCATTTCGAGTAGGCAAGCCTAACCAAGCAGTCCAGGTAGCCCCAGCGTCTAATGACTGACGCCCAAAGGCATAGGCAAGGACAGCAGGCCCATTAGTCAAGTCGTATAACGTCTGCCGAACTAGACCGGACCCATCAGGACTTGATAGTACGTCAAGCTCAAACGAATCGTTAGTTGCACAACCAGCAGGTATATTCGAAGCACCGTTATTGATCCAAGCATAAAAACCTGACTCGAGAATGAGGTTTAAGTTGTAAGTATCAGGCGTCAACATGGCGCGAGTGAGATTACCACGTGGTCTAACCATCAACATGCTAGACGCCACAGCTAACATGGTCAGGCATGAAAACACTATTTTACCGTTCTTGTCTGTTACTAGTATAGAGTAGTCATTGGCAGTGTATAAGCGACCTGGACCGCCATTATACAGCACATAACCTTGCGTTGTGCGTACTTTATAAGCAGGTATAGTTAGGTCTTCGTCCCAATAAGCGTTTTGAGGATTGGCTAATGGATTAAGTCCAGCGATACCAATGTATATGTAACCACGATCCAATGGCGATCCATCGGCATCGAAGAACATTGGGAAAGGGACTAATACTTCGTTGGCCATATTATACTCCTACTGTTTTAGACCAGGAAAACCGCCTAATCCAGTTGTGAATGCTGGATATGTATTAGTCGGTTGTGTCATGCCAGGTGCACCAGGATAGTTAGTACTACCATACTGGTCGGGCTTGGTAGGTGCGACCGCAGGTCCATCAGACTTAGGCGCCTTGTCCAGTGTCTGTGCCGCGGTCATAATGGCTTTAAGTACGGCGTCTTCTTCGTTACTGCCGGGTTTAAGTCTTGGTAGTTTACTTAACAACGTGCGTGTAGCAGCCGACTCGTATAGTTTAGCCATCCCGCCTAATGCAGCACCACCGGCTAGTGCTACACTAATACCTTTTGCACCGCCGCCTAATTGATTAAGCATAGATGACACAGCTAATGGTAACATTAAAGTGCCCTTGATATTGTTAGGCAGGCCTAACTGCTTCTGCTCTGCGTGTTGAGTGTACTCAAGTACGCGCGTCAGGCCTTTCACTGCCTCAAGGTCTTTGTCACTGAACACTATGCCTACCTTGTCGCCTAGACGTTTGATATTGGTCATGTACGTGCTAGGTGATACTGCGTCACCATTAACGTCTTGCATAGCTTTAGTAAGCACGGCGCTTTGCATACTCTTTTGACCTTCGGGCGAAAGGTTGTCGTACAAGGCCCGTACAGTAGATTTATCCTTACTGAAGATAAGGCCCTTTATTAACTCAGGCGTGGTCTCGCCTTTATTAAGCGCGCGTTTCAAACTGCTAAGCTGTAACTCCTTCATCATGTCCGACAGGTTCTTATTGGCCACCTGCCATTTAGTAAAGTCGGCATTACCACCATTAGACTTAATATAATTTCCCATGTCTTCGTTGACTGATGGGTATATGCTCATGAGTTTCTTTTCAGCTATAGTAGGCACATCGGCCATACCCTGTGGACGTAGTTTAGCAAAAGTCTCACCGATTGTCGAACGCAGATCTTCGATAGTTGCTAAGTCTTTGTTCTGTAGGTCAGTCTTCCAAGTCTTTAATTCGTTTATGGCACCAGCCATCGTAGTCGGACTGATTCGCTCTAGTTCTGCTATCGTGTCGTCTATTTTCTTGTTAGTTGCTGACATTGGTACTGGATTAGCAGAGTCGCTTAGTTTAGCAAAAACCTCATCTTTGCTTGTTCCCCACTTCAACAAGTCGGCACGCCGCTTAGCTATCAAGTCGGCAATGACAGCGTTAGACGCTACGTCTAAGTTTTCTACTCCATACTGTGCGCCGAGATTACGTACTGCTTCAGCGCGCGCGGTCTGTTGTTTTGCTCTATCGGAACCAGTACCTACTAGTTCGCCTATAGACCTGGCCAACTGTGTAACTGGATTGCTAGGCGGTCTAACGTCAGACGTCATTATACGAACCTTGTTAGCCTTCGCATCAGCCAATAGGCCCTCTGGCAGTGGTTGAGTAGTAACCTTTGCGTTGCCCACTACACCGCCTACTGCACCACCCGCGAGTCCACCTGCTAAACCGGCAATGGTCTGTACTAAGGGCGATGCGCCGGAGTCCGCTGCAATACTTGACGCAGCCTGACTCGCCGCCCCACCCGTCGCGCCGCCAAGTAGTTGAGCCTTAGGCTGAGCAGCAAGCACCTCGCCTACGCCGCCAGCAGTACCGGGCATAGCAGACATAGCCTGGCCTGCTGCTATGTCGGTAGCAGCACCCGCCACGCCAGCAGTGGCTGCCTGCAGTATCTGTTGTGATCTAGTTTTAGACTCGGGTACGCCGAGTTTATCAAGTATGTGCTGTAGACCTTCGCTTGGCAGTAAATCGGTTCTACCCGTTATGCCATTTATGATGGCTACTACAGGATTAGTAACAGCAGTTATGCCTGAGGCTGCACCGCCTACTACACCACGCGCGACCGCACCGATATCGCCGGCCTTTGGAATTAGGTCGGTGGCCTTAAACTTATAGTTAGGGTCTATACGTCCTGTCTCTTCTTGGGTTAAACCGCCTTGCGCAGAGCCTAAATCTGTAGTGGACGGAGCACCTGAGTCAACAGTAGGCAGTTGACCAAACACTCCCGACTGTTGACCTGCCGCGCGTAACTGTTCTATAGCGGCCTTTACACGGGGATCAGTCTTTGGTACGTCGTCGGGAATACCATCGAGTTTGATCTGATCTTTTGATGTTACGAAGTATGGCATTAGAAGTCTACCTCCCCACCATTAGTTGAGGCTTTGTTTGATGTTTTGTTCGTGCCAGCTACATTAGGCATGACCAATTTATCGATAGCATCCCAATAGTTCATACCCGGTTTAATAGCGCCTACGCCGTCTACATTAAAAGGTTCCTTAGCGCTGCCAAGTGATCCGTTATGATCTATCCACTGGGCTTGCACTTTATTGTAGTTTGACGTGTACATTTGAAGTTTGGCTATGCCACGCATAAACGAGGCAATGTAGGCAGGCCCAGCATTGACGTCTGGAAAAGCGTCGAGGGCTATCGTCACATCCTTATCAGACGCGGCACCCGGTGGCAGGTGTTTTAACGCTTCATAGTTGCGTATTTTAGTATACTCGGTCTTCAAGGCAGTAATCGCGTCCTCACTACCAAATGCTTTCTTGACCGCTTCAGTTGCCCAGCCTACAGCACCAGTTGGCCAGCCGTTGGCTGGTTTTGCTTTGTCGATCGCGTCTGCTAAGTTGTTAGCCTCATTGGCAGCCTGTGCAGCTGTGCCAACGTCTAAGGCAGCCTTGTTCATTAAAGTTTCTGCTGGATTACTACCCGCCGGAGGATGTTGTAGTCTAAATGCGTTAGCCCACGCCTCGGCGGTCTGGGCCTGAGTCAACAGGTCAGTGTCTACTGCTTGTTTTAGTGCTGTTTCGGGATTCATACCTCTGTCTATGGTCAGCTTGTTCAGTGCATCCATGGCATCCTTAGCGCCTGGAAAGCCTACTACACTCTGCAACAAGGCTGTTCTAATAGCCCAGGCATTTTCTGGATGGTCTTTTATTTGCTGTGCGAGTGTCTCGGCATACTTAGCGCCTTGTTCGTTATTAGCTGCACGTTCGGCTGCGGCTTCTTGTAGCAATAGATCGCTTGTCATATCGAAGCGTTTAAGGTCTATAGTAGACGCAATACGCATCGTGTCTTGCAGGGCTGCGGCCTTCTGCGCTGTGTCTATATTTGCACCGGCTTTCTGTAGTGCTTCGGCTTGGTCCTTAGGAAATAACATAGACGACTTCATGATATCGTCGTAAGTGGCGCCAGGTTTCTGCAGTTTTTCGAGTATTGCGTTAAGTTCTGCCTGTTTAGCAGCAGCGACTTCGGCTGCCTGTTTAGCAGCAGCATCTTTAGCTGCCTGTGCATCGAGTACCGCCTGCCTATCGGCCAGGGCGTTACGTTGGTTAAGTATAGCACTGCCTGTGCTATACGCAGACTTAAATGTGTCTAGTGGATTCATGAAATCGGCCATAATTAACCCCCTAGCCCCATATAAGTGCCTAGTCCAGAAGTTATTGCGTTAGGTATAGCATTCCATTGATCGGCTGTTGCCATGGCTTGATCGCCTTTTGCTTTACCTAGACTAGCAAGCAGATTAGCTATTGCGACACCTTGCTCGCTGCTTAAGTTAGCAGCTGTTAAACCCTGTTGTGTTCCGGCACTAGCAGCACTAGCACCTTGCTGGCCTATTAAGCTTGACAATATCGAAGCCAGTTGTTCGGATGCACTAACTTGACCTGCGCCTTGCTGGCCTAGCAGGCTGGCTTGACCTGCACCGAGTTGACTGGCCAATGATGCGGCAGTGGCACCTTGCTGGCTTAACAGGCTGGCCGCTCCGGAACCCTGTTGCCCGTTAAGACTAGCAACTAGACTAGCTAATTGACTATTAAGATCGGCACCAGTGGCACCTTGCTGGCCCAGCAGACTAGCTCCGCTTGAACCTTGCTGACCATACAGACTGGCTTGTTGACCGCCAGCCTGCACTGCCCCTGAACCTACTGTAGCGGCTGAGTTCTGGCCTAAACTAGACAAACCGCCTAAGTTAGCATACTGCTGATTAATTAAGTTGCTGAGCATTTGCGGTCTAAACTGAGCTAGCGCGCCTTGTAGATTGCCACCGCGAAGACCGCCTGTAGCAGTGGCATTTTGGGTTAAGGCATTCTCGCCTTGTTGCACTAAGGCGCTCATCTGAGGACCATTAGCTAGCGCGTCTATAGCTGCTTTCTGGGCATCAGCACCATTCAGGCCGGTTAAGTCACCTTGTGCCGTAAGCGCACTCGCGCCACTTTTCGTATACGGTGCTAGGGCATCGAGCATAGTAGACATACCACTCTGTGAAGCACCTATACCAGCCTGTGTTGAGGTGTCTAGTTGAGTTAAACCGGCCTGCGTGGCAGTGTCTGACGCCTTAAGTCCAGCCTGTACGGCTGCATTGGCTTGCGTAATACCTTGCGTAGTAGCTTTGTCTTGGGCTGCTAACCCGGCCTGAGTAGCGGCATTCGACGCGTCTAGGCCTTGTGTGGTTGCTTTAGTCAAGGCGTCTAGGCCTTGTGTAGTTGACTTTCCCTGCGCCGCTAGTCCTGCTGCAACCGCTGCATTAGCATCGGTAATGCCTTTATTAGTAAGACGTTCTTGCGCGGCTAGCCCGGCTTGTGTGAACTTGTTAGACGCATCTAACCCCGCTGTAGTAGCATTTTTTACAGCTGTAATACCCTGGTCAGCTGCGCTTTCCACGGCTTTAGCGGCCTTCTTTTCGCCCGCTCCTTTTATTAGTCCTGATATTAGTGTAGCACCACCCATTATGGCAGCGCCTATTAGAAGTGGCAGTATTGCTACTCGCTGATTTACATTATTAGGTATAAAAGATAGCACAAACAAGCCTAAACTAAGGGGCAATTTTAGCCATTTAGGCATTCTAGTATCAGCCGGCCACATTGGTATACCCCCTACTCACTTAAACGCTCAGCAGAATAGTATGCTATCTCGCCAGCAGGCACAACGAGTCGTGCGCCACTGCCTGGAGACGACATACCTGAATTAACAAAGTCTAATAAGCCAGAGGCAATTATTTTAACGTTTAGTACAACGCGCCAAGCACCAGGCTTGTTCGTTGAACCCGAATAGTACACTGTACCACCAGCAGCAACCGTGCCTGTTTCAAACGTCTGGCCACACTGTATTACTTCTACAGCATCACTAGCTTTAAGCATGCGTTCAAAAGCGCTTATTGCGTTAGGGTCGGTCAAAAAGGCAGCAAGTTGCTGCCTAGTTAGCATAAGCTTTGACTTAATACTCATATACTTAAAGGCTCCAAAACTACCTCAAGTCGCATGATGGCTAGTCTAGCTTGACTATCGCCTTCGAACTTCTGCACGCGCCAATTGCGCATTAAACCTTGCTGAAACCATACTAACCGATGCATCCGATCGCCTGCATCACCTGCATGTATTGTTCTTGTACGTGGTTGACTCCACGTTTCGCCATCAAGCGTATAACTAGTCGATACAAGCGGCACATCGCCTACTTCTATTCTGCCTGGTAGACACACTAGTTCCATCTGGTTCCACAGTGCCCCTCGTCCTTCGTTATAAAGTATTGACGTAGCGAACTCCCATCTGACTACGTCACCAAAGATTCGCGCAGAGTCGGTCGTCAGGACACCAAACGAACCTGTGGTTGCGTCGCATACATGCCAGGCGTCATAACACCATAATTGGTCCATGATACGATAAGACGTAAAGCCTGTCACAGCGCTCGTAAGCTGAAACCAAACTGGAAAGCCTAACGCAACGCTCGTATCGATATCATACACAAGTGTACGATCGGCTAGGCGCACCCACAACTGCGGATGCGACTGATGTATATGCGTAGTCATGGTCACGGCCGCAAGGGCCGACTCAGTGTAACCGTCTAAAATCGAATCGATACCAAATGTGCTGATCTTAGTTGCATGACCATTCAAAGCAGTGTATATTGCGGGCGTCTCATTCTTGCCACTACCTAAGAAGGCAATAGTGTCGGCAAATATACAAGTACAGCTTGCACTTAAAGCACCTTTCTCGATTTGTGCGCCTTCTACGCGCTGAAATGGAAAGTTTGAGCTACCTACGTCATTAAAAATCTCTATAGTATAACGATTGACGGCTACTACCTCGTTTCTAAGCTTTAGCACAGTCACTATTGGATCGGGGTCTATTTCGGACGACCCGTATTTAAGCGGGTTAACACTCATAGGGTCATTAAGTTCAGTTACTACTAGATACTCGCCGTCGGTCGTCATGAAGTAACCGTCGATCCAGGTCACAGCTAGTGCTGTGCCTAGATCGGGATCAGTGACCTGGTCTAATGTGATACCGTTCCAATAGTATAGTCGGCCGCCAGACGTAATTGCAAGTCGATCAAATGAATACGCAAAGGTACAGCGACCACCTGAGCCAACGTCGCCTAGTATAGTACCTTGACCTAAGTGGTCTATACTTACAAGTTTAGTACCGGATACTCTATAGATGATACCATTCCATACTATACCACCACGAGGTGTGCCTGAACCAGCACCAAGCGCCTTAGCCCCATCCGCGGTCCTTAGATAACTTGTACTGATCCCTGAGGGCATGACAACAGGGACCATATTAACGGGATACGAATCGTGTAGATTCGCGGTCTCGTCGGCGTACACGCCACTAAGGATCGGTAGTTGCACGGTTTAGCCTATCCTATACCAGTTTGTGGTTGCCAGGTCGTAGCATAGTTTGAAGAAGGCATTGGCTGTCAGGGTAGTAGGCGCGCCTACTACAGACGCTGCGCCATTGCCATTTATAGTCAAAGTCGTTACTGCTTGTGTGCAGTTGACAGTGATTTCTTGTTTATCACGTAGGTTTGCTATAGCAGGCAGTACCAACGCGCCCGCTGCATAACCAGCTACAGGCGTAAGGATTAAGTGCACGTCCTTATTGCCTACGGTGATAGTAACCGAAAAGCCTGTCGCAGCCGGTGCTGCATACTGCGTTAGAGCTTCGGGCCTACCGATAGGCATTAGTGCTTCTAAGGCAGTAATGAAATCAGTGAAAGAGACTCCTCGGTAATCGCCCTGATCGTTCTTCCACAGCACGATCCAGTCACTGCTGGCCACGGTGTCAGACTGTGATAACTTACTCATGCTGCCTCCTACTCGAACTGTGCCGAAGCATCGGGACGCTCTACTACGGGATTATCCTGTACCGGTATGAACGGCGTTCTTGACTTAGCACCAGCACCGGCAGGCATTAGGCCCAAACGAGCAGGATTAGGCCTAGCAGCCAGGGCAAATAAGGTATTCATGCCACGCGCTGCGACAACCTGGGTCATGGTATTCACTGTCTTACCATAAGCAGGCGCTAGTCTAAGGGCCAAGTTAGTTATTATAGGCTCATAGGCTACATCTGGTACGCCAGAGTCTGTGTCCGTATCTATATCGGTTGGGTTAGCCGATATGGGATAACCTAAGCGTATGCCTCGACCATTCCACTCGGCCATCATGGCATCAAGACGAGCTAGGCCTTG